CGATACCGTATAAGATAATAAGTTCGCCATCTGTAAACTTACCTTTTAAACTTTGCACCGTGTCAATTGTAATTACCAACACGTTTTCAGCGTCTTCATTGTTAGTGATGTCTTCGGATATATCGATCATTTTAATCCTATATACTTTTCTAATCTATCAACAGATGCTTTATCATGGTAATCTAATGCACCATCCCAATTTGAACGCCTTAGTAAATTTTTTGATAGCTTCCCTTGCCCTTCTAATTCAATATTTAGATCTGCTATTTTCCAAATCGTTTTAGGATCATCAGATTCTAATAGTTTGAAAAGCATTTTCTTTTGTTCCTTGTCAATAAGCGGGTTCACGCTATCTGCCAACTTCTCAACCCTGCCCTTTATGGTGTGTTTAAGATTTTTCCAACTATCAACGTCAGGTGTAAACCCGTACCTTGACCAAGCATAACCACCATTAGACTCCCCTGCAGTTAAAACAACTTCGTCTATTTTCAATGCTTTATGTAATGCATGGGATTTTTTCCACACCGTTTTTCCAATCCCTTGCCCCTGAAAAGCATCATCTATTTCAAAAGTCCCATTATAAACCTCTCTTGTTGCTTTACCAGTTGACCTATTTATTTTAAACCTTATCTCCCTGCTAATATTTATCTTTTTTGAACCATCTTTTATGTTTACAGCTTGCCCCATCAATCTGACAGTCCCGCTTGGAACCGCTTTCCCATTGATTATCACCTCATCCAAGTAAGATGAAACCCGACCTTCTGCTTTAAACCCATCAATTTTTAAATACTGATCAATAAAAGCTTTAGGTTTAATTCCAAAATGCTTATTATAAACTGCCAACTGTGCTTCATTTATAATACCATGGCTTTCAAAGTCTGCCATAGTTGAAATGGAAAATGTTGGTGCATCGACAACAGGTTTTTCAACTGGTAAACTAATCGGTAAACTAGGAATGATTGCAATCGGCTTCGGCCTACGTGTTAGCTCCTCTGCAATTCGTCTCGAGTAGGTCAGAGCACACCGACAGTTAATCACATTCTTTGCAGATCCACCAGACTGGTCGCCAGGGTACATCAGATGCTCACCCCAGACTTCAAATGACTGATCCTGTTTCCTGCGCTGACGATTAGCTCTGAGATGTGCCGGTCTCGTCCTGGCACTCATGACAGCTGACCAGATCTTAGTATAAACCATTCCAGTACCACGAACCGCTTCATCTGTCGCGAAGTTGAATGCACCGTGGGTTTCTGTCCTGGCAATCATTGTTGCTCTGTGGTTTGATGTGATCCCTTTGAGCTTTCTAATATCCTTTGCAATCTCTTTATGAGTTTTACCCGCTTCGATTCCCTTGGTTATCCGTTTCTGGATTGCGTTCTTAGTTGTCTTATTAACCAGCGTGACATTTTTCGCAGTCTTCTCTTTAATATAAGTAGACATAGCTCTCTGGAAGTTAGCATCCATCTCGGCACGCTTCTCAGCTTTGTCCTCAGCTGACTCAAGCCCTTTGATTGCTTCTTCGTGAGACACTGAGATCACTCTTGTATACTGCTTTCTGAAGATTGAGCGCATTCTGAACATCTGCAAATCAACCGCATGAACGACATCATCAACACCTTGCTCCAACAGTTTAGCAGCATCCAGATACTGTCTGCCTATCAATGGCTTTAACTGACGGATCATAGGGCGCTCTAAGTTCACCCATAACCTAGCCAGTGTGCCTAGATACTGTTGTTCTGCTCTATGTGTGGTCAAGTCAATCATCTTATCCCGATATACATTCTAAAACCTACCAACATCAAAAAACCAATGCCAAGAAAAACACACATTACCAGATTGCCTTTGTTCTTTGCTTCGTGCCTGTTGTAGCGCATGAAGAAGATAATAGCCACCACGCAAGCGACAATAGACAGATCTGCGCTGCTTAAGTTCCCGGCTAATACGTTCATCCATCTTGCATCAATCATTTATTTTACCGCTTTCAGGTGAAGTCCTAAGTCATCTTCATCAAATCCGGCAGCTACCAGTTCCTCAACTACTTCTACTTCCTCATCGTCCATGTCTTCTTCGTCCATCGGCTTATCTTCACCCAATGGAATCATGTTGGCAGGGATCAGAATCACATCACCATCATCGTGGTCTTCCTGACCTACCAATCTACGTTTTTCGTTGATTGTCAAGAAGTCAGATTTCTGAGCAAGTGCATACTTCTCAGCTCGGCGTGGTTCAAGTGCTGGGATCTCATCAAGGTCAAAGTCAAGGAACAGTTTCTCCACGCCGTCGTTTTTAAACAGCCAGTTATTAAACTCAGCCTTTAAATATCGGAGATAGAACATGACGGTCTTTTCCCAGAATGATAATTCCGCCTGTTCAAAATTAGCGAATGTTGAATCCCCAAGAATGCCGATGATCTGTGATGGGACGCCATATGCCGTTGCCACCCTTCGACCTATTTCTCTTCCTGAATCAATGAAGTCCATTTCTTGCATGTTCCAACCATAGGGAACAGCGTCGGCGTCTCCTTCGAGGATCAGATTCTGCCCGGCCTTTGATGCACCTGAGTAGCCTTCCTCCAATTGCTTCTTAAAACGTTTGTACTGCTGATCACCAAGAGTCTGCTTGAACTTGAACAACATACCTGGGCGTGCTTCGTTCTCTAGGAGTTTCTTGTTCCATGTCGTGGCTTCGTTACTCGTATCAATTTCCCTGGCAGCAGTTTCAGTCGGTGCAGCACCGAGGTAGTCATTAATTGGATGGAACAGTTTGAGGTGGAGAAGGTCAGCCTGCATTGTAATGGGATCTATTGGCCAAATCTTCTTAGTCACACCACCTTCGTTCAATTCATACCCAATTATCGCACCTGTATCTGAGTCTTTAATCAGTTTAATGCGATCAGGTCTGATTGAATACAATTCTCTTGCCTGACCTGCGTTCTCACCAGTTATCGGGCCAATCCTTTCAACATAGCTGTCACCGTCAAGAACCAAGAACGCTGTCACCCGATTAATAAACGCATTAACGCCCTCAGACGGATTCGATTGATTGAAGAGGTCAACCATTTGGTGATCAGTGACTTCTTTCTTATCACCGCGAGGATCTCCTTTAAACAATCGCCAAGGAACTGATGAAACGGACTGAGCTATTTCGTTGACACATCGATAAGCATAAATGTTCATCAGATATGCTTCTTTGGCGAAGTTATGGTAGTCTCTTTCAGGCCATGTCGCCGTTCCGTTCTTACCAGTGATAACCTCAGTCACCACTTTATTTTGTCTAAGCCAATTTGACCAAAATGCCATCATTTCCTCTTTCGTTTTTGGATAGGTTGAATCTTAACTCTGTTTTTTCTTCTAAGAGCTTGCAATACAGCAGCCCTAACTCGTTTTCTTCAAAGTCTCATGGTTTCCTATTCATACTCTTCTCGATGCCTTCTAAGGCAAATGAGATCCTGACAACAGCTTCTGACAATTTAGCTACGGACACTGTGTTTTTCTGGAGCTGTATAGTATTTGTTATCAGCTTATCGCTAAACAAGATATGGTCTGTCCCTCTATCCTTTAAGGAATCACGGATCTCAGTCAGCACCAATATTGTTTGCTTCTGAAATTCCTTCTGTCCCTCTTGCCCCTTGGTAAGCCCATTAATGCCAGTTTGCATACCAAATACCCAAAATAGAATCAGTCCTATGAAACAAAGTATTTGTACCACGCCAGACCAATCATTCGACCACCTCTTCACTGAATCCATTCTTTTTCCTATCTGAGAGTTTGTCATCGTCAGCATTAAATATATTACCGGGCATCAGATAAGTGTCCCCGTGTTTGCAGTCGGTTTCATCTCAGTTGATACTGTACCAACCATATTTCCTGTTGCCGTCATTAGCTTGCTCCTATTCGCACGATTCCTTCTCCTGAGGTGTAATCTGCTGCCTTCACACCTAAACGATAAAAACAACTTTCTACTGATGGGCCATAAACGCCTTCAAACTCTCCTGCCACCAATACCGCCCATTCGTATACATCACGCCAATTAAAATCTTCTGTTTCTTCAGGCATCCGTCTTTGTAATACAACAGTGCCCACAAAGTCAAACCATTTACCATGGGCAGCTGGATCGAAACCCATTGCCGTTAGCATGTCCTGAGCATCAGTACCTACTCTCAGGCCGCAATTAACACAATGGTGATCCTGAATCCAAATCGGCTCAGTGAATAAATCAACTTGTGGAATCACTGGATATATCCAGGCTTGAGCAGCTTTATTCCCTTCACCAATTTCTGGTAATTCGTATGCACCAGCCATTATGAAGCTCCTAACTGACTA